GAAACAGGTAAAACAGTAGATGAAGTAGCAGATATATTAAGAGAAAATAAACGTATATTAGAAGAACAAGCACTCGCCGTAGCACTTGGTCAAACCACGGCATTTAGTCAAACCACGGCATTTAATCAAACCACAGCCGATTCAAATAACTTAACAAACGCTAATACTCCTGGAGGTTTTAGCGATAATGGCCTTCTTAATGCAGAGCAAACTAAACAGTCAGGAGAGAGTCTTTTACAGCTAATTAATTCACTTGATGCTATAGCAGATAGTAATATAGGAGATGAACTAATATTAGAAATAAAAAGCCTGGTAGACCTATTTAATGAAGATAGCGATGAGGATAAAGCAAACGATGATAAATTTAAACATACAGGCCCAGACGGAACAGTTTACGATCTAGAGATCCTCCAAGACCCAGAGGCTCCTTCCATTGCTCCACGTAGGTTTGCAGTAGCTAAAAATCCTGCAGGTGTCGCAGTACTAAAAGGACCTAAATCTTTTAGTTCCTCTGTAGATATATTATTAGATGAAATAAAATTTAGAATAGATAATCAACTTCCATAACTAAACTATTTATATATATGAAACTGGATCAACTACGTAAAGTAATACGAGAAGAAGTTCGAGCAGCAGTTAAGGAGGAGTTACAGGATATGTTAAACGAAGCAGTAAAATATGCTAGTACCCCTGCTCCTCAACAGATGCAAGAAGTACCTAAAGGTCAACCTAAGAAGTGGTCAACCGGTAAAAGTGCTACTCTAGAAGAAATGCTACAAGCTACTAGAGCAGAAATGACAAAAGAAGACGCTAACAATATATCAGGAGCAGGTAATGTACAAAAACCAAACTTTGCTTCTATGATGGGCAACCAAATGGTAAGAGAGAGTAGCGGCCCTATGCCAGGTATAGATATAAGTCAGTTAGACTTTGTTAATAAAGCAAAAGCAGTATTCGATGCTTCAACAAAAAAAGATAAAGCTAAATTTGGAGTATAATGGCATTTGAAGTTAAAAAAATAAACCCTTTAGATTTACAGCCTAGGAAAGCAGTAGGAGTGAAGCTACCTTTTTCAGGTAAAGCAGTCTTTAATTCAAACTATGAAACTAAAGATGCTATTAAAACTAATCTAATTAATTTTTTTTTAACATCAAGAGGAGAGCGATTTTTTAATCCCAATTTTGGAAATAGACTACAGAATTTAATTTTCGATCAATTAACTGAGGATAAAATTTTCGAAATACAGGATACTGTCAAAAACGACCTTAGAGTATTTTTTCCAAAAGTAACCCCAATAAGTATCAACACTACAGGTAACGCAGATGATAATTCAGTACTTTTTACTCTAAATTATAGAATAAATGACACTAATATAGAAGATGAGGTGGTAATTAACTTTCTACAGTAATGGCGCAAGATAAAGACATAAAGTACATTAATAGGGAGTTTAGCGATTTAAGAGAATCTCTTATTGAACACGCTAAAAACTACTTCCCTGATGCCTATAATGACTTCTCTCCAACATCACCTGGTATGATGTTTATAGAGATGGCTGCGTACGTTGGGGACGTGCTATCCTTCTATCAAGATAATCAGCTACAGGAAACATTCCTCCAGCACGCTAAAAATCCTGCTAATCTCTATTCCTTAGCTTATATGATGGGCTATACTCCTAGAGCATCAGCTGCAGCAGAAACAGAATTAACAGTTACTCAGAGAGTAGCTGCAGTCGCTCCAGACTATACCCCGAATTGGAATCAAGCAATTACAGTATCTGCTAACTCTTCGATCGCTAGTACTGCAGCAGGTAATACAAACTTCTTAACCCTATCAGAAGTAGATTTTAATTTTTCTAGTTCGTATGATCCTACCGAAATAACTGTACATTCTATTGATGCAGGTAACCCAGCAGAATACCTACTCTCTAAAAAAGTAAAAGCATCAGCTGGGACTATACAAACTACTACACAGGTATATACTACTGCTGAAAAATTTGCTACTATAGAAATAGATGATGCAGATATTTTAGGAGTTTTAGACATTACTGACAGTGACGGCAATACCTGGACTGAAGTACCTTTTCTAGCTCAAGACACAGTAATAAAGCAGGAGGTTAATACAGCATCCGATGTAAACTTAGTTCCTAAGAATATTAAACTGCAGAAAGTACCCCGTAGATTCGTTACTAGATTTACATCAAAAAATATCTTGCAAATTCAATTCGGCGCAGGAATATCTGAATTAAACGATGATGAATTTTTACCTTCACCGGAGAATCTAACTACTACCACACTAACTGCTAACAACTTAGATCAGGCATTTGATCCGTCTAACTTCTTATTCAGTAGAACATACGGATTAGCTCCTTCTAATACAACTCTTACAATAAGATACATTACTGGAGGCGGAGTAAATTCGAATGCACCTGCTAATAGTATAACTGAGCAGAAAGAAGTTACCATTACAGCAGATGATGAAACCTATCAAGGTACTTTAACATTTAATAATATTAACCCTGCATCAGGAGGAAAAGACGGAGACACAGTAGATGAGATTAGACAAAATTCTTTAAGAGCATTTTCTGAACAAAAACGTGCTGTAACTCTACAAGACTACTCAGTTAGAGCACTATCTATGCCACCTCAATTCGGCGCTATTGCTAAAAGCTACACTACTCAAGGTGCATCTTCTTCTAAAAAGGTAATAAATACTCAAAATAACTTAGCATTAGATATGTTTGTTTTAGGGTATGATAACGAGAAGAACCTTGTAAATTGCTCTGAGTCTCTTAAATATAACTTAAAAGAGTATCTAGCAGAGTATAAGATTATAACCGATTCAATTAATATACTTGATGCCTACGTAGTAAATATTAAAGTAAAGTTCGATATTAGTACACTTCCGAATTACTCAAGCAGAGACGTTCTTTTAAACTGTACTAACAAGCTCAAAGAGTATTTCGATATTACTAAATGGAACATCAACCAGCCAATAAATTTATCGGAAATTTACACGACCTTAGACAGAATTAAAGGAGTACAGACAGTTAAGAACGTAGAGATTACTAACATAGCTGGCGGGAACTACTCACAGTTTGAATACGACGTAAAAGGTGCTACTAAAGATAACGTAGTATACCCTTCTTACGATCCATGTATTTTTGAAGTAAAATTTCCAAATAAAGATATAGAGGGAAGAGTAATAACATTATAAGATGGCAGTATATAGACTATATCCAGAGAAAGACACTTTTATATCCAGTAAACCTAATACTGCAGGATTATATTTAAATGCAGGTAGAGATGAAATACTAGAGATAGGAGGATTTCCAGACCCTACTGATCCAGCAGTTGGTCGAACTAACAGAGCTCTTATTCAGTTTAAAACTACTGATATTCAGTCGACCATTACTAACAAAGTGTCTGGCAGTTACTCCGCTAGTCTCAACTTATATCTAGCAACCGCACAAGAGATACCTACTTCCTTCTCAATCAAAGCCCATCCGGTTTCATCATCTTGGTCAGAAGGAATAGGTAAATCTTCTGATTCTCCTATAAACAGAACAGGATGCAGCTGGAAGTTTAGAAATGCTGCACAAGATGCTTGGGATACATTAGGTAGCGACTTTTTAAATTCTAGTACTTCTTCCCAAGCTATTACATCTACTTCTAACCTAGACATTAACCTAGACGTAACAGATGCAGTAGCAGCTTGGAATACCGGCTCTCTTACTAATAACGGATTCTTATTAAAACTTGAGGATAATTATGAAAATTATATTTCAAGTAGTATAAAGTTATCATATTTTGGTAAAGATACTAATACAATTTTCCCTCCGTACTTAGAATTTAAATGGGATGATTCTAGTTATTCGAGTTCACTTTCTACTCTAACTAATAACATTGCTACTGTAGGACTAAAAAACAATAAACCTCAGTATATAGATTCAGATACTATAAGATTTAGAGTTTCAGCAAAACCTAAATACCCAACAAGGTCCTTTACTACTTCTTCTATATACACCACTAATTACAAATTACCTTCTAATTCTTATTGGGGTATAAAAGACGAATATAGTGATGAAATGATTATCGATTTCGATACTCAATATACTAAAATTTCTGCCGATGATACAAGTAGCTACTTTGATGTTTACATGGAAACTTTACAACCTGAGAGATTCTATAGATTATTAATCAAAACTACTATCGACGGAAGCACTGTAGTCTACGACGATAAGAGTATATTTAAGGTAGTACGTAATGGCTAGAGATATCCAATTAAAAAATAAAGTATACTCAAAAGAACAACTTGATAAGGTTGTAGATAGAGAATTTTCTTTCTTTATTGAAGAAGAGACAGTAGTAGATCAACCTATCACCGTTGATGAATTTTTTGCTGCATATGAAGAACTGTATTATGAAATCCCACTCAAAGGAGAAAATCAATCTCATAACTACCTATCACAACGCAGTGCGGAGCTAATAGATTTTGAAAAAGATACTACAGATATACAACCTCTTTTAGATGAAATAGCTACATTGAGAGAGCAGTTATTAGCATCCCAAGAAGAAATTATAGAGTTAAGAAATACACAGATAGGTGGCTAGGATAAAGTACAACATAAAGCAACTCGCAGCCCAGCAGGATTTTCAACCGGATATACTTTCGGATGACGAAAAAATACTGGTCAATAGCTACGACGTAAATACTTTATTTGATCCAGCTAAAAATTTTATTAGGTTAGAAGTAAAAAGTCTCGATGGCACTACAATTGAAACTCGTCCTAATTTAATTGAATTTAGCTTATTACAAAACGCTCAATCCGCAGGAAAAATTGGAGCGTCAAGAATTACTTTAGATCCTGTTAAAAATATAAAAAGTGCTAACCTAGAAGGTTCAGATGTACTTTTACATTATAAGTTCCTAAACACTGTCCTATCAAGTCAAAAATTCGGAGGTGATTTATTCGTAAAAGAAATATCTCCCGATAGAACGGAAATAAGATTACTTTCCTCTCAACTTACTGATGAAGAGCTAATTTTAGCTGGTAATGCATTTGCTGCTAAACTTTCTCAAGAATCATCATTTATAGACTTTTATCTATATAATCAGGAAGATTTTATTCCCTGTTTAAATATAAAGACCGATAACAGTAATGGTGCTTCTATAATAGTTAAGTTAGCTGACGCTCTACCAACTTCTTATTCTGTTAACTCTACTTTAGCATTAGTAGAGGATATTTCTGAACCTATCACTTTTGAATGTACAGCAGAGATATTAGAGGATAAGAAAGTACTACCTAGACTTAAAGGTCCAAACTTCGCAGTAGAAGTATCAGAGCAAAAGTCCAACTCTACAGAATATTTTAACTACAACGAATTATTTAGTTTTCCTCTTACAGGTAGTTACTACGAGCTTTACTCTCTATTTAACGACAGTAGTGCACAGATAAGTATAAATCATAACGACTATAATGACTTTATACATTTTAGCTCTGCAGAAGAACGTTTAAGGAACTTTAAATATAAACTGGATCTTATACATTCGTATGAAGATTCAATGTACTCTGCTTCTCTTTCTGGAAGAAATCTACAAGGTATATCTGGGAGTAAAGACTACTACCAAGGTCTGATATCTGGGATAGTAAACAACTTTGACCATTACGATCGCTACCTGTATTATGAAAGCGGTTCTAATTCTTGGCCAAAATCTAACTCTACTAAACCGCACCTACCTATTAGATCGACAGAGTCAGACTCTATTACTTGGTACGCTAATCAGATAACATCTGCATCGAATTACGATGCTTCTAACTTTGATATACTTACTAATACTATTCCGACTTTTCTAAGAGAAGATAGTAATAATGAGCCGTACTTAATGTTTATTCATATGATTGCTCAACATTTTGACAATCTATGGATCTACTTTAAAGCTGTATCTGATAAGTATGATGCTGATAATAGGTTAAACTTCGGTGTATCAAAAGACTTAGTTAAAGACGCTATTGAATCGTTCGGGATTAAACTCTACGACAGTAATTCATCTTTAGAAAATCTCTTCGCTAGCTTTGTAGGAGAAACTTACAACACAGGGAGTGAAGCTGTCTCTTCTGTCGTAACAGCTTTATCTGGAAGTTCAAACAGCTATTTACAGCCTGTATCTAAAGATGCTTATCAGAAAGAGATATACAAGAGGATTTATCATAATTTACCTCACCTACTTAAAACTAAAGGTACTCAAAGAGGACTGAGAGCATTAATCACCTGCTTTGGTATACCGGATGATATACTTGAAATTAGATATGCACCAGGTGTAAAGATACAGGATGAAGATTACTTTGGACCCACACCTTATGTATCTCAATCTAATGGAGGTATTAGAGTAGACAATTCAGGTAGTTTCACTACCGGAAGTACTTTATCTTCTGAAACTAGTGTAATTGATAAAAGATACAAGTACTCGGAAGACTCTCATGAAGTTCATGTTGGTTTTAACTTAAACAAACAAATTAACGATAGATTAAGAGCAGCTACTACTGGTTCTTTTAATATTGACGACTACATAGGTGATCCTAGATTTGCACAGGATTCAAAATATTTTGCTTTAGATAAGATAACTTCTAAAGTACTCAGTGAAGATATTACTTGGAGTGATCTTACTGATAGTTGGGATGATGCTAACTTTGAGTGGGACGCTGACTTAAAGTATATTACTTCTCCAAAAGCATTTATAAGGCTATTAAAGTTTTTTGATAATTCACTCTTTAAATTAATAAAAGACTTTATCCCAGCTAGAGCTACAACAGCTACCGGGCTAATTATAGAACCTCATGTAATGGATAGAAGTAAAGCTAAAACCCCTGAGGTAAGCTTTACTAACACTATTTATACAGCAAGCCTATCAACGTACAAAGTAACCGGTTCAGATGGCGGCTCTTTTCCTTTTGCAGCAAGTCAAAGTTACACTACTGATTATTCTGCTTCTGTAGTTACTCCGATAGGAAAAGTACAACGTAATGTTACAGGAGAAGAAATACGATTAACGGGAGAGTTTAGTGGGTCTTTCCTTATAGTACAAGACGGAGAGTTAAATAAAAATAACCCACTTAAGAAATCTGCACAGCCTATCATTACGATGGACTTTACCAGTTTCTTCTTATCTGATCCTCTACCACCGTCATGCCGTATAAGTCTTAAAGTAGAATATGAAGGTGACTTCTATCAGGTATTTACCAGCGGTTCAGGATTTATTTCACAAACTTATCCGACAGCAATTGGTTCTACTGGTAGCCTAGGATTAGTTCATGATTATGATACATACGAGTTCTTTACTTTAGAAGCTCTACCAACGTACCCTGCTACGTTAATAGGCTGGTACACAAGTTCAGTAGGTGGAACGGCAATCTCAACAGGCTCTACTTTAACTATTTATAAAACAGACGAGGAAACTTACGGTAACACGTATTACGCTAGATTTACTTCATAATGACAATAGACGAATTTAAAGATCTGAATCCTTCTTCTTTCTCCAATTATGGAGGAGATCGAGGTAACGTGAACTTTCTTATATCTTCTAGTATAAGTGGATCCGGTGATGATGCTATACAAATAGCACCTTTCGTTCTACAGGGTATGACTATACCGTTAAAGTCTAGAGAAGGAACTGCTATAGCGAATGCTTTAAAAGAAGTTGAAAAGTTAAATTTCGATTATGCAGGAACTAACTACACAGCGACTATATTAGATAGAACCAATCGTTCAACTCATTTTTACGTTAGAGTACAGGATGTAGTTTTACAGGCAACAGCCTCTAACGATGCAGAAGGTAACCCAAGAGAACTACTTTCTGAACTAGTATTTACTCCATTCTTTGCTTCTAACTTTAATAATAGTGATAATAACCCTCTACTTAGTAACTCAGATCAACTTAAAGTACACGATGTTGCTATGGTAGTAGATAGAAACACTAACCAGCAAATACCTAGTAACTTAGACGCTATTATTGCAGGAACAGCTCAAGCTGCTCAAATACAAAACTGTGCATATACAAAAGCAGGATTAGTAAATGCTAGATACGTTGGTACTAAATTAAATAGCGGTAGTATTGTAGGAGATGATCCTGCTCTTGGATTAGTTACCTTCAAAGCAAGTATACACCCTACTGATTCAGATATATCAACAATAAAAGGTATACAACTATCAGATCGGGATGTCGTAGAGGTTAGATTTGACAGTAAACGTATTTTGACAGGAAGTGCTTACCAATTTCAAAACTTCCCTTCAGGTTCTAATATACTGTATATTGAAGAAGGAACCAGAACTATTAGATTAGCAAACCAGAAAGTCTATTCAGTAGACAAGAATGAAGTTTATACTTCTGACGAAAATGGAGTAGTTAGTAGTGTACTTTAAATTATTTTTTCATATATTTATATAAAATACTCATTAACATGGGATACTTAGACAATTCAGTAGTAACGGTCGATGCAATTTTGACCAAAAAAGGGAGAGAGCTGTTAGCGAGAGGGGACGGTTCTTTTAAGATAACTCAATTTGCTTTAGCAGATGATGAGATCGATTACACTCTTTACAACCCTACTCATCCATCTGGCTCAGCCCTATACGGAGAGGCAATAGAAAATATGCCTCTTGTTGAAGCATTCCCAGATGAGAATCAAATAATGAAGTACAAGCTCACTACCCTCCCAAGAGGTACTTCAAAACTTCCAGTATTAGATTTAGGATTTGCTTCTATTTCACTTAAACAAGGTGCATCAGTAGCGATTACTCCTCAAACTCTGAACTATTTAGGAGCAACAACTATATTTGAATCTAGCGGCTATACAGCAACAATCGCAGATATTCGAGTTCTAAATTCATTTTCTGGAGTTGGTGTAAATACAGAAGAAGCTGAAGCATTAAATACATCTACTACAATCGGGACTAACATTAGTAAGACCGTAATCGGAACATCTATCAATCTTACTGCTACTACAGTTAATACATTATTCGGTAACAACAGTCAGCTTAGAACAACAGTAACAGTTATAGGTAGAGACTCAGGTGCTCGTTTAACTATCCCAGTAACTATTACAAAAACTAGCTAATTATGTCGTATAAAAGATTTGACGCAGAAGACGTTGTAGTAAGTGCAGAATCAATTACTACTCCTATATGGACAGGTAATACTACGACTTTAACTACCTTTTTTACATCTTCTACACAAACAGGAGGTACATCCGGAGACTACTACTACGACATGTACAATACTGCTTCTAACCTAGAAGGAGCAGCAGTACAGTTCTCTATCGCTTATGCAGATAGTAAAGGGTCCGGTTCATTATTATTTAACGCTGATGTGAAAGGAAAATCACCTTCTTCAACCGTTTACGGACAGTATAGAAACCTAGTACTTGGGGACGAAGATTCTACATTTACGTTTGGAGAAGTATCATCAGAGCACTTTTATGTGATTAATATTGATAGAGCTAGGTATAAAGAAAAACTACTTCCAGGCACTCTCGATTTAAAACTCCAGCTATCAGGGAGCAGCAACGCTCTTAGGTTGACTGATAACAGTAAAGTTGTATCTACCACCTCCTTTACCGATTCAGGTAGAGTATTTGAACTTATTACCGGTTCATTAGGTACTTTATCTACAGGTAAGAAACAGGTAAATGGGTATAC